ACGTGAGCAAGGCGATTGACAAGGCGGCGGGGGCAGAGCGAGAGGTCGTTGGGCCGCCGACACGCCATTCTGGCCAAAGTTACCAGTGGGCCGGAGAGAATCGGCACCCGACACACATGGACGCCAAGGCTGCGCAAACAGCGCCCGCCACCGACGCCGCCCGCCAGTGGGAAGGCTGGGGCACCGCGCTCAAACCGGCGTGGGTGCCCATCATCGTCGCGCGCAAGCCCCTCGAAGGCACCGTCGCGGAGAACGTGCTGCGGCACGGCACGGGCGGCATGAACGTGGATGGGTGCCGGGTGGGGACGGAGACGATCAAGACGCAGGGTGGCGACAAGTTTCCTGGGGTTTACGGAACCTACGCGACATGCCCCGAATCAACTCATGTCGGTCGCTGGCCCGCCAACCTCATCCATGACGGTAGCGATGAAGTGCTGGCGCTGTTTCCGCAGAGCCAAGGGATGCAACGAGCCACGCTGCGACGGGGCGCGTCTACCGGCACTTCGATCGGCGGTCATGGCCGATACGGCGAAGCCGCACCACAGGAAGTCGAAGCAGGCTACGGCGACTCCGGCTCCGCAGCCCGCTTCTTCTACTGTGCAAAGGCAAACAAGAAAGACCGTGACGAGGGCAACAAGCACCCCACCGTCAAGCCCACCGCCCTGATGCGTTACTGTGTAAAAATGGTCACCGCGCCGGGCGGCGTGGTGCTCGACCCGTTCTGCGGCAGCGGCAGCACGGGCAAAGCGGCTATGCTAGAAGGCATGAACTTCATCGGCATAGACCTTGACCCCGAGTACCTACGCATCGCTGAAGCGCGAATCGAACACGCCCTAAAAAACCGGGAGTCAAAGTGCTAACACCCTCCTTCGTTCGCGATCTTCTTTCTCGCCATGATGCTTACTGGGAATCATTACGCCCTAGAATGAAAGAGTGGAAGCGCGCCTACATGACCGAGTTCTGGCGCGACCCGAACCTGCCCTATGGCACCAGCGCGAACGGCACTACCGCCGTTCCGCTCGTGACTGAGGTGGCTCGCACCTTCTCGCTCGTTGAGGGCTACATCGGCTCCATTTATGCACGGAATCCCGCAGTAGTGATGACGCCTGACCTTCGCGGCGAAGGCAACGCGGCTGTAGCTCAGGCCGTCGCGAATGAGTGGCTTCTTCGCCAGCGCGCACAGCTAGAGGATGCCTCCCGTCTCGCGCTCATCTTCCCGTGGGCCGCGCTGAGACTGGCAGCCACGAACTCGCCTGACCCGCTTCGGCGTGTAGTCTGCACGGCGCTCCCGCCCTGGGAGGTACTGGTGGATGACACCGCCGGTTCCTGGGATCAGCAGCGCTGGGTGGGCGTGATCAGCCTCATCACGGTCGAAGATGCAGCCGCTCGTTTCGGCAAAAAGAAATCGAGCTTTAGACCTCGCGCATACTCCCGCTGGCTTGACTCCCCGACGGGCATCCCGATGAACGGCCAGACTTCGGCGGCGATGGATCTCGCGCAGACCAGCGCTGAGCCCGGCGGCGGCTGGGTCCGCATCGTGGAGATCTATGACCTCGAAGCCGATCGACTGGTAGTCTGGAGCCCCGACCATGACCGCGATGATCGCTTCATCTTTAAGGGTGTAAAGGTACAGACCGGCGCCTCGATCGAGCCGGCCGAGGATGATGTCACCCCCGAAGAGATGGCCGCTCAGGAACAGACCTTCGACGGGATCCCCTTCCGCGATGCAGCCGGCAACCCCGTAGTCCCCATCGTCCCGCTTTACTTCAGCCGCGATCCCGAAATACCGCTCCGAGGCTACAGCCTCGTCGGCCGCGTGTACCCGCTGGTCGCTGAACTCAACCTCATGCGGACCTACCGCCTTCGCGGCGTGCGGCGCATGGCCCGCCAGTGGCTCGTTCGCCCCGGCTTCCTCGATCAAGAGGCGGTCGCGAAAATTGGCGAGGGTGTGGACAGCGAGATGATTGAGTGTACAACTCAACCCGGTGAAAGTTTAGACGGTAACATTATTCCTGTACCTTTAGTGCCTATTCCCGCCGACATCGCGCTACATGAACAGCAGGTGGAGACGGACATCCAGTCAAGCGGAGTAAACGCGCCCTTCGTCTCAGGTCAGGTGACCGGCGTGACCGCGACTGAGAACCGACTGCTTCAGGAGTACACGGCGTCATCGCTGGGCCGAATGGTGCGCGTTCGCGATCAGGCGATCGTCGATCTCGCGCTAGCGTACTGCGCGATGCTGGCAGTCATCCTTGATGATGATGGCGAGGCGCTGAACCTCCCCGGCGTCGGCCCGGTGATCCTGACTGAGCAAGACCTGAAGGGTCAGTTCGCCACGTTCGCGCTGGATAGCGGATCGACCCCGATGGGCGATGCAGCTAAGCGCGACTCGCTGGTACAGCTCATCCCTGCCCTGTCTCAGCTGGGCGCTCCCGCCAGCGCACTTCTACAGGAACTTGTCCGCGCATTTAATCTCCCCGACACGTTCACTACTCCCGCCGCGCCCCCGCCTGAGCTACCTTCCACTCCCGGAGAATCGTTATGAAAATGCCCGCTGAACTCAAGAAGGCCGCCATGAGCGCAGATGATTCACTCGAAGCCGCGCTGATGACCGAGATCCCTGCCCCGCGCAGGCCGTTCAGCGGCAAGGTGATGAAGAACCTGCTTGATGCCGCCGCGAAGGCCAGCATGGTCTTTGGCGCTCCCGTCAAACTCGAAATCAGCGATGCCCCCGCTGCGAGACTGCCGGGTGATGTAGTGCGCGTTCTCGCCATGATGGAGCAGGCCGCCGAAGATTATGGCGAGCCCTTCCCGGTCAGCCTGAAGTCCGCGGTCACCGATGAGGCGCTGGTAGCTATCGCCGCCCATCTCCTGTCCCTCGCCCGCGATCCCGGCTTCAAGAAGTTCCTGCAAGAAGAGCCGGCCATGCCTGAAGAGGAAATGGCGGCTGAAGAGCTACCTGTAAAGGAAATGCAGGAAGAGGAAATGGAGGAAGAGGATACCTTTGAGTTCGAGCGCGCTGAACAGGAAGATGATGGCGAGGTCGAAGAGACTGAGGCCGACCTGTTCCGCAAGCGCATGAAGCGCTGAACCCACTTTTTCTAGACCATCCCAAGGGAGTCTATATGAGCATCGCAGCCGAAGCACTCGCAGCCGCCCAGGCCCTTCAGGCCCCGGCCACCGCTACTGAGCCGCCTACTGAGCAAAGCGCCGCTGAGCCCGTGGCCGAAGCCGCAGAAGTCGCGCAGGAAAGCGCTCCTGACTCTAAAGGCCTGTCATGGGCTGATGAGGTGAAGAAGCTCCCGCCTGACCTACAGTCCCTCGCCCGCGGTTTACAGGGCATGGTCACTCGCAAGACGCAGCAACTCGCGGATGAAAGAAAGGCACTCGCGGCTGAACGGGAAGCATGGCGCAAGTCGATCACTTCCCTCGCCACCGCGCCACAGGCTGAACTCCCCGAGATCGATAGCTGGAACCCTGACTCCATTCAGGCCCGCATCGAAGCTGAAGTTTCGCGCAGGCTGGCTGAAGCACTCGCGCCTGTGGAAAGCGAGTACCGCGCAGCCCAGGCCGATATGGAGTTCGACCGCTTCACTCAGGCCCATCCCGACCTTCTCGAAGATGCCGAGGTGAAGTCAGGTGTAGCTGAGATACTGCGAAAGAATGATGCCCTTGATCTGGAGACTGCCTATTACGCTGTAAAAGGCAGACTGAACAGGCAGGCAGCACCTACCCTTCAGCCTGTAAATCCTCAGCGCGCGGCGGCGAAGAAGGCCGCCGCGATCACCGCGCCCGCACGCAGGCCGCCGCCAGAGGCGCCGATCAAGATGTCTCCGGCAGACCTGAAGAAAGCAACGCCAGAACAAATTCTGGCGTATGCAAAGTCTCTTGCCGAACGTAAACAGCGCGTGTAAGTTGCCCTTGCAGGTAGCGCCCTCCTCTGGAACACGGCGCTACCTGTAGGGCACCCGGATGAGGGCACGCCAGAAGTCAGTTCTAACCCCCTCTGGAGGCCAAAATGGCTCCCCCGAACAGTGTCATTTCTACCGTTCTACCGATTCTCCGCGATAAGCTGATCGATAACAGCTTCACTTCGACCCCGCTGTTCCGCGCACTTGACGCGGCGGGCTCGGTGAAGCGCGTGACCGGCGGTCAGCGCATCGAGCAGCCCGTCATCCTCGGTCAGCACTCGCAGATCACGAACCTCAGCGGCAGCGGCTTTAACCCCGTCAGCCTCGCCGTGACCGACCCCTTCCGCAAGGCGAACTTCGAGTGGGCGAACTTCGTTCAGCCCATCGTGGTCTCCGAGGTGGAGACGCTTCGGTCGAAGGGTGACCTCGCTGTAGTCTCCATCCTTGAAGAGAAAATGAAGAACGTGATGATCTCGCTGCGTACAGCGATGTCAGACCGGATCTTCTCGGGCCAGACCGCGATCCTGCCCGATCTGCAGACCCTGAACGGCATGGGCACCGCCACCCTGGCGGTCGATACCACCGGCTGGATGCAGGCCGCGGCCTTCGGCGCGCAGGCCACCAACACGGTCGGCGGTCTGAGCAAGGGCACCTTCGCCTCGGATAACTGGCAGAATCAGGTGTTCAACAGCTCCGGCGCCTTCGACCTCAGCCACCTCGACACCCTGATGATCCGGGCGAGCCTGTTCCACCCGAACGGCAAGCGGCCCGACATCATCTTTATGTCGCCCAACTGCTTCAGCGTCTTCCAGTCCCTCCTGACTGACGCCTACCGCTACATGGATGTCAGCGGTCGCGATGGGCTGGTGGATTCTGAGATGGTGGCGATGTGGCGCGGCGCCAAGGTGTACGTCGATAACCGCCTCGGCTTCGCCAACGCCGCGGGTGCCAACGTTAGCGCCTACGCGATCTCGTCCGATATGAACCAGTTCTACTTCGATCAGGGCGGCGAGTTCGACGTTAGCGAGCTAACCCCCATCCCCGGTACTGCGACGCTGACCGCGCGCGTTCTGGTTTCGTGCCAGCTCGTGACCGGCCACCTCGCTTCCAGCTGCGTCCTTCTCAACGCGGAGGCCTGATCAACATGGCGACTTCCACCCTCGTCCAGTTCCTTGAGTCCGGCGAGCCGGCCTCCACGATGAACCGCAGGCAGACTGAGACCTTCATCGCCGGTGCCGCGATCACCGCCGGTGACTGGGTTCAGGTCGACACCAGCCAGACCGGCGCCAACAAGGTGCTGTTTGCCATCCAGGCGTCCGCCCCCTTCGCCAATGGCAACCCGCTGGTCGTGGGCGTCGCCCTGACCGCCGCCGCTGCCGCGGGTGACACCGTCGAGGTCTGCATCGCCGGCTTCGTCGAGTCCGCCAACGTGGCGGCCGCGGTCAACGCCCCTGGCATCGCCCTGGTGGTGGACAACACCTCCGCCGGTCGTGCCGTGGCGCTCGCCGCCGCCGAC